GTGCGTTCGATCGCGTCACCGACAGAGCCGGCCGCGTCGCTCGTTGCCGAGGTGAGCGTTGCCTTGATGCGGAGATCCGCACCGCGGGCGCTCTTGGCAAAGCCGCTGTCAGCGAAGGACTTGAAGCCTTCCGACTCCACGAACTGTTCGCCAAGCGACTTTTCGCGATCCTCGCCGCCGCCGTTGCCGCCGCGAGCCATCTTCTGTTCCAGCTCGGAAAGCTTCTCGGTAATCGTACCGTTCATCTTCACGAGGGCTTCGTCCAGTTCCTGCTTGAAGCCTTCGGAAAGCTTCTTGCCGGCCTGGCTTTCGGAAACGGCCTTCTCGGCGAGTTCGCGGATCGGATCGACGGCCGACTTGATGGCCTTTTCCTGTTCGGACTTAAATTCAGCAGCGAGTTCCGCCGCCGACTTGTTATCGGTGCTCATGATGTTCTCCTAGAGCGAGATTTGTGGGTTAGCCGCGAAGTGCTTTCAGAAATGCGGCTGCTTCGTTCGCCATTTCGCCCTCGGACTCGCTCCGGAGCAGGTGAGACAGACCCTTGCTGGCGATTGCAGCGGCCTGCGTTTTCGAGAAGCCAGCCTCACGCAGGAACTTCTCAAATTCTGGAAGGGTCGGAAGCTCGCCGTTCACCAGCGCTTCCTTAACGGCATCGACGCGGGCGCGTTCATTCATCGCCATCGACACCACGGAAACCTCATAGAGCTTGACCTGCTTTAGAAGCAGAGCGCCGCGCTTCTCGTCCGGCTCCGCGTCTACGATTCCGTAACCGATCGAAAGCCCGTCAATATCTCCGTCTTTCAGCAGGGCATGAGCCTCACGGGCTCTCTGGACGCCCATGTTCAACTTGCCCTCGACATAGAGGCCCTTGCCATCTTCGGAGATATCGAGCCACTTGCCGATCGGCTCGCGCTGGTCGTGCTGCCAGAACATCTTCACCGACGTGCCCTTCTGCCGATGATCAGCGAGGCTCTTCGCGAACGCACCAGGGACGACGATGTCTCCACCACTGTCCTTGTTGCCAAAAATTGAACCATATCCGGAAAATACGCCGTCTTCCCCGAGCTTCTTGATGTCGAAGATCGGGGCGGAAAACTTGGTTTTCATGATCGCTATTCCTCGTTCGGCGCCGGCAATCGCTGCTGTTGGCCTGCTTCCGTGATCGGGACGTTTGTCACAGCAGGAGGGTAAGCTTTGCCCCCTTGCTGATGTTGTCAGCCGCCCACATCGGGCGAAGATTTGTTAGCGCCCAAGCGGCCCTGAAATCAGGATGCTCTGCACTATCAAAGTGGAACGACGCCAAGGGCCGGATGTGGTCGATGTGGAACTTGCCAGCGTCCGCCCATGTCATGCCGGGAAGAAACTGACGCTCAATGTGCCGTCTCAGCTCTTCGGCGGTATATCCGACCAACCGCTCCCAAGGGCGCCCGTTTTTTCCGCCACGTAGCGCCCGTCTAACAGCGCAAGTCATCCGGCTATTAAGCAGCCCCTCCGGTGACTGGCGCTTAGCAGCCTGCCTGCAACTCGCCCCGCAATACCTTTGCGTCACCCATGTTGGATCGAATTCGGATTTGCAGATTCCGCATTCACCCTTCGCCGGGATAGCTTTCGCCTTCCTGCTCAGGAACTGATATTTGCTCCGCCCTGAGTTTTCGGCAGCGGCAATGCAGGGCTGGCAATAGTAGTTGTACGGGTCTGTTGTTTCAAAGCCGACTTCGCAGCGCCTGCAGACACGGGCGTGTGACTTTGGCCCCTCGAAAGCTCGTCGGCGCGCGAGGCGACGACTAACATTCGCATTTCGCGCGGTAGCCTTGCACACTTCTCCGCAATATCTCGCGATGGGGCTGCGTTTTGTGAATTCAGTCAGGCACTCAGCGCATTGCGCGATGCCGAATGTTCGCATACTTAAGCTAGTAGCCACTCGACGCTCCAATCGTCGTTTCGGTTAGGGCCGAGGCGGTGTTGCAAGCACCAAATCGGCCCGGGTTCTTATAGCGCATCTCCGTCAAGTTGGGGAGCACTTGATGGCCCTGAAATTGGAACATTCTGGGACTGCATCCGGGGCACGTCGCCGCCCTCTACCTTCTCCAGGTTCTCCAGAGCGCGGACTTCGTTGATCGTCATCCACCCGTTGGTGAGCGCCGACTGGTAGAAGGCAGATCGGGCGGTGCTGTCGCCACGAAGGAGACCTTCAAGGTTGAACTCGATCGTCAGGCCGGCGGCGCGGTCTTCGGCGCGAAGAAGCTGTTTCTCCAGCGCCTGCTCAATGCGCTTCAACCGGCGGCGGAGCGTGAACCGCTGGAAGGCGATGGTCTGCTGCTCAAGACCCGTTCCCCAGCTTGTGGACTTCTCGGTGTCCCCGATCATGAAAGGCGGCACGTTGAAGAACATGCAGATTTCCATGATCGAGTGCTTCCGGGACTCCAGCATCTGGGCGTCTTCCGGCGCGATGGTGAGCTGCTGCCACTTGGTGCCGCCCTCAAGAATGAGGGGCTTTCCCGAGTTGGCTGCGCCAAGGAACTGTTCCGTCAGCTTCTTCTCGGCAATCTCGCGCTGCTCTGGCGAGAGCCACTTGTCGAACGTCAGGACGCCAGAAGGACGGAGGCCGTTCTTGAACATGCCGGCGGCGGAGCGATCAGTTGCCCGAGCCAGACTGAACGTGTTGCGGCCGAAGTGCAGCGTGGACATGCCGCCGAGCGGGTTGCCGCCGAAGCCGCGGATGTGCAGCATCGTGTCGTCAGTCTCGACGTAGGACTTGCCCTCATCCGTCCAGCGGTATTCGATCGAGCCGTTCTGCAGCCGACGAACCGAAACCAGATTCGGCGCAACTGGATGCAGGCCCGTGACCTCTTTGCCAGTGCGCTCGATCCGTGCGTAGGCGTTGCCCCAGAGTTCGAGCGAGGCGCTGACGAATTCCCAGAAATCAACCGCCGTCTGGTCATAGTTCGGGCTGTCGTGCAGCACCCGATATAGCCGGTGATCGCGCGCGACCGTCCGCCTGCCCTGCCCATCCGTCCGGTAGACCATCAACGGAAGCGTGGCGATTGTGCCCGCCAGCAGGTTGACGCAAGCCCACACTGCCGCAAGGGACAATGCCGTATCGTCGGTGACAAGCTCGCCGGCATCGCCGCGCATGGCGTCCGGATACCAGCCCTCAGGCTCGCGCACCGTCAGCCGGCGCACGATGGCGCTCTTGATCTTGGCTACAACGCTCACGCCGCACCTGCCAGGCTCTTGAAGTAGTCGTCCATGCCTGCCCCCGGCGCTTCTGGGTTTCGGATCATCACCGTGACGGCGTCGAAGAGAGCCATCACGGGGTCAATCTTCGCGTCACCCGCGTTCTGTTTCGTCGCTCGGATGGCCGTTGCGGTCGGTTCGATCTTCAGGTTCCCAACGCACCAGTCCATGAGAGCGGACGGCGCATGGCGCAGCGTGCCGTTGGCGAGCTTCCGTTCGGCCGTCTTGATCGCGTTCATCATGGCGTAGCCCTGCGGCGCGCCGACCAGATTTCCCGCTTCCTGCGTGACCTCGATCTCGGCCAGTGCTTCGATCATCTCACCGAGGCCGGCAGGGTCGACAGCAACGGAGGCCAGCAGCCCGCGGTCCTTGATGTCCTGGATGATCTCGATGATCCCCGAAATGTCGTCCAGTTCGTCGTCTACGATGGTCAGGAGACCGTCGCGCTGGAAGTCCTGTAGCTTCGAGGCGATCGACTTGCGCCGTTCGAGCACTCCCTTGTGGCACCAGGCATGGGACCAGGAGAGCCAGTCCCGGCTTCCCTTCTCCCGCCCAAGAACCGTAAGCCCGAACAAGTCGTCCAAGCCGCCGCCGTCGATCCCGACAACGACAACCTCGGAGCCGGTAAGAATGCCTTCTAAGTCCAGGCCCTCATCCGACCGCGGCTGCCAAAAATCAGCGCCAGGCCAACGGTTGGACCGGAGATTCATCCCGATCTCGATATTGAGGTGCTTGGCGAGGAAGGTGTTGCGGGTTTCCGCGCCCTTCTCCCGTTCCTTCTGCAGCTCCTCGGCTATCCACTGTCGCCCGAACTCAGTCTTCCCGAGATACGGATTGGTGACATAGAAGTTTTCCGGCTTCGTATAAGCCTCGCTGTCGATCATCGACTGCGGGAACTCATAGATAACCGGCAGGAACTTCGGGTCCTTCACCTTGCCGTCGCGAACATCGCGCGCGTAATCGAGCTTGTCCTTGAACACCCCTGCCGGAGGAGCGTCGGACTGGGTAGTGATCGAGATGAGGAACCCCTCAGGTCGGGCGACAAGGCCACCCGCCGCCTCTCGCATCATTGCGTCGGCCTTCGGTTTGCTTCCGAACTCCCACAACTCATCGATCAGGACGAATGCCGCCTTGTTGCCGGCAACCGTGCCCGTGTCCGCTGCCAGGATCTGGAGCGTTGCACCCGTCTTCAGGTGCTTGATCGTCCTCTGATGGTCAGTGACGTGGAGAAACCCATCAGCCGAAGCATCCAGGTCAGGATCGGCGCGGATCATATCAGCGGCCGGCTTGAAGCTGTTATTCGCCGCCTTGATCGTAGGAGCGACGATGATCAGTTCGTTCGACTGGCGCCAGTTGAGGATCAACGCCGTCAGCATGATCCCGGCGGCTATCGTGGATTTGCCGTTCTTCTTCGACACGCAGAGGAAGAACTGATTGATCAGCCGTTCACCCTTCTCTGCATCGTAGGCGCCGAAGATGGCAGAGACGAAATCGAAGATCCATTGATCTCCAGCTTCGCCGAAAGTCGGTCTCCCGGGCGCGTCAACGATGCGGAGCGCCTTGAATACCTCGAGCGCATCCTTCGCCTCGTTCGGGAACAGCGGCTCGCACGGAATGAGCGACCTTCCCTCAACAATGCGCGCCTCCCAGTCTGGGAGCGCCGTTGTCCAGGAGTTCACTTGTTATCGACCACGAGCTTAGGAGCGTTGCGGACGGCGAACTTGCCGGCGGACGATGCCTGTTCAGCCCTCTCCTGCCGTTGCGCCTTTTTGCCTTCTGGCGCCTGGGCTTCGGAGAAGGTCTTGAACGCTGTAGCCAGCGACTTCACGACGTTCGCTCGGTTCGGAAGGTCAATCGCCTTCAACATGGCGGCGCGGCGGCGCGGGTCTTCCTCCTCAACCTCTATCATCTCCGAAAGCTCGGTGTGATGGGTCGTGACCGCGTCGAGTTCCTCCAGAAGACGGACGATCAAGTTGCGCCCCTTGCCGACGATATTCTCAGGCTTCGTCGCATCGACGCCGGCCATCACTACGGGCTCTGTTCGCGGTTCAGAGGTGCGAACCTCCTGCGAACAGGTTTTGCGCTCTTTGCGAACCCAGCCCTCAGCCTTGGCTTTCTTGCGGATGGCGGTGTCTGAGAGCTGATACCACCGCGCCATCTCCCGGATTCCCATGGTTCCGGCGCGATAATCCTTCTCAATCTCAGCCCAATCGACCGCCTTTTTCTTGTCGGTCATGTTCGAGTTTGCACCTCAGTTCGCAGGTCCAAAGATCAGGACCAGAAAAAAATCTCTACATGCG